CCCGGAGTCCCCGGTATGCCTTGCGGTCCGGTAGGTCCGGGAGGCCCCGGAGGTCCGGGAATCGGTACGCAATTAGACATGGCTTAACAATAGGAATCCGAGCAGATATCATAGCCGCAGCCACCGAACCCGGAATCCATCTCGGGGATCGGGCTCGAGTTGAACGACTTGACCGCAGCCTTGCTATCGATGGCCCGCTGTTCGATCACCTGCAGCAGGTTATTCGGGATCTTCATCATGATGAGAGCCGCGGGCGCGAGCTGCAACGCCAAGCCCCAACGTAAAGCCAGCGCATAGCCGGGAGGAAAGCCGTATTGCGAATCGAGATCTGCAAACCCGGAGAGCGTAGCCCAGCTCTGCAATGCCAGCGACTGGCCGTCAGACGGTGCGGGGTTAATGCGGACGTTAACGTTCGGGTATGCGTTGTCGATATGGATGCCGCAGTTGCAGCCGCAATCAAGCCACCCGGAGCGCAAGACCAACTGATGGCAGTTGCCGTCCGCGCAGCCGCACCCGCAATCGCACGCGACCAGCGCGGCGCTCATCACCCGTTGCGGACGGTCGCCGCTCAGCGTCCCGCCTGGGCCCAGCGTGTACGAACCAACACCTGCGGTCAGCGGATACACACCGCGCTGCAATGCCGGGATCATCAGCGATTCGGTGTTCCAGCTATCGACCATGTCGTTGAGCAGCCCGAATGCGTCTTCGTGCCCTTCAGGGCTGGTCTGCTGGCCTGGACGCAGCACGCCTAGTGCGCGGTAGGCATCGTAGATCAGCCGGCGTGCCGTGACCGCAGAGACACCTCCGCCGCCGGATGAGCCGGAGCCCCCGTTCCAGAGTGAGCTATTCCAGAGAGCGGTGTTCCACTGTGCCATAAGGTTTCCTTGTTCGGCGCTAAAGCGGGCGGTGGTTGGTCCGTATACTCCGGGTGTTTATTCTCTTCTTCCGGAGAGCGCACTATCACGGGGTTGCCGTCTTTGTCGTATTTGGTTTTCGGGTAAGAGGCCCAGGTATCAAGCGTGGATGGATCGTCGATGCTCACTTCAAATACCACAGGCCCGCGGTCGCATCGTAGATACAGGCCAGCACGCCCCCTTGCGCGAGCGTGGCAGTTCCCGCAATCCCGCCCGAGCCACCCCCGGTATTGAAAGTGATCGAGCCCGCATCGCTCTTGATCAGGCGCACTTCCCGGTTCGCCCAGCCTTCGGTCATCCTGGTGATCGCGGTGGTGCCGCTGAGCCGGTAGCAGTTGCCGGAAAAGCCGAGACTGACCGTTCCAGCGGACGCGACGTCGATGATAGACGTATTGCCGGGAATATTGTCCTTGATGATCCGGTTCATCCCGGTCGAGGCGTCCTGAATGGCGCTGATGGTCGAGGCTACGATCTTGTTGCCGATAATCGCGTAGTTCTCGGTGGCGACGGCCGGCAGGAACACGCCGTATCGCTGCGGCGGCAACCCGGCCCGCTGGGTTCCGATCACGTTATTCTCTATGAGCAATCCGGTAATTGCCCCGAAGACCGTGATGCCGACGTCGTTCGCATAGATCGCATTGCCGGAGATGTTGAGGTCCATCACAATCGCCGCGGCGATGCCGCTGTCCCCATTGAAGAAGAACTTGGAGTTCGATATGGAGACATCCTGAATGAGCCCCGCGCCCCCGTTCATCATAATTCCGTTGCCGGTCCCGGAGGAGCAGGCCCACACATTGACCATCCGGATGCGTTCGGCAAACCCGCCCCCCGTAGGCTGAATTACCAACCCGTGTGTAGCCGCATTGTCGAAATCGACCGAGACGAAATCGATGGAGGTCGTGCCCTGGCCGGCGCCGGGGATCAGCCGCACCGCATACGTCGACTGCATGAACTCAGACATGCTGACCTTGAGCGAGGAGGCGTTATACACATCCATCCCCGACAGGTGCTTCGATCCCCCGTTGCCGACTACCTGGACGCCGGTCATGTTAATTAATTCATAGCCGCCAAGGTCGATATAAAAGCCGACGCCGGTAGCGACCCGCGGTTCGCGAACTTCCACCCGCGTGATGCTGGTCTGCGTGCAGTTGAGAACCTTGACACCGTTCGGCAGGAACTGGATGCGGATATCCTGCACCACCGGGTTGGCGCATCCGCCCAGAGTGATGGCCCAGCCGGTGGTATACGACTTGTCGCCGGTGATCTCGAGGTTGAGAATCGACGGGTAATAAACGCCGGCCGGAACTTTGATGACATCGATATTGGGTGTAGCAATGAGTAGTTTGGTCGAGTACCCGCCCGCCCCCTGCAGCGTGACTCCGCCTTTTGCGGGGGGAAAGTTGATGGTGCCGTAGATCGAATGCTGTCCCGCCGGCACCGTGATGCAGATGTACTGGACTGCGGTCTGTGCGGTGATCGCTTCCTGAATTCCTGCGGTCGCGCTGCGGATCGACCACGCTCCCGAGTGGTTATTGACCGGGGTGAAGAAGATGGTGCCGCTGGGCGCTCCTGACAAGGCAGTGCCGCCGGTGATCAGTACCGGCTCCGCGGCCCCGGTCCCGCCCGAGATGTAGAGATAATGCCCTACATCCGTGCCGTTGACTCCCGCTGGTACAGGGGTGAGCGTGATGGAATTGACGACACCCCCGTTGAGCGTCCCTCCCGGAGACTGTGCCGGGAAGTTATACGGGGTTGTGACAACGTACTCCTGCGCTCCCCCTGCTCCGCTGACATTGCTGAGGTTGGGGCCGAGCGCCGTCTCGATCGCTTTGACTTCCGCCGCCAGCGCATTGTGGTGCCAGGCGTCGATAAAAGCCTGCAGGAGCCGCCCGGCATTGTGCGAAGTAGCGACTGTCCCGTCAAAGCCGCGGACTACGGTTATCGTGTGCGATGCGGCATCGATGGCGGAAACGCTTACTATCTCGCTATCGATGGTGAGCAGCATGTCGACGACAAGCCGCGATGTATCGGACACGCGGAAGATCGTATCGAGCGAACTCACGCGCATCGTGAGCGTCGACTGGACCTGGTTCGCTGCGATCTTCAGCGAGGCATCGGTCACCACGCTCGAGGGATAGCGCGGAAGCGGGAGGACGAGCGTCCCCTGCATCAGGCCAACGCAATTGTCGCCGTTCACTGTAGTTGCCATAGAATTTAACCTTGGATCTTCAAACCGCGGTCGCTGAGTATAAGCCGTTATCCGGACACGGACCGTTCGTCCTAGAGGGGTTCGCCGAGGACATCACCGTATTTCAGCCGATACGAGACAGCCAGGTGTGGGAGCCGCACGTCATTGCCGTGCTCGAGCGGATCGTGAAGCCTGCCTGGGTCTGTCTGGATGTAGGGGCCAATATCGGCGCGATCACGTTACCGCTGGCGCGGCTGGCTTCGGCCGGTCACGTCCATGCGTTCGAGGCGTCTCCCACGGCATTCGAACTGCTGAAGCGCAATATTGCGAGCAACGGCCTTACGAACGCGACTCCGGTCAATGCCGCCATCACCAACCTAACCGGAGATACCGTTGAGATCTTTTCGACAGGGGCCGATTTTGGCTGGGCCCATATGACGTCTAGCGATACGGGCCGTTTCGGAACACGCGAGGAGGTCCAGACCCTGGCCCTCGATGATTATGGGTTCGCCGGTAGATGCGACTTGATGAAGGTGGACGTCGAAGGCGGCGAGATCAAAGCGCTGCGTGGAGCAATGCGAATGATCCAGCAGCATCATCCCGTCCTGGTGATCGAATACAATCCCGCACCGGCCGAATGGTTTGCGGGAACGTCCCGCCGAGCGCTATATGACATCCTGGCCGCTTTGTACCCCTATATCAACATCATCGAGCCGAACGGGGAACTCCAGCCAGTAACCGAGTGGGATCTTCTCGACCGGACGTTGACCGAGCATACGTGGAAAGACTTGTTGTGTACTGCTTAAGACGCCGCGGGCACCGCTGCCGCGGCTGCGCCCTGGCCGAGCGTGGCGGTGTTCATAGCGGCGATTGCTGACGTGGCTTGTGCGGCACCGCCTGCCACTTCCGGCGGTAGCGCGGAGCCGTATTCCGGTGCAAGCACGCCGGCCAGACCGAATCGCAATGCCTGCTCGTAGCCTGATGGCAGGTTGATTGTGTCAGCGAGGGAGGCGAACTGCGCGAGTGGCTTCAGCGAGAACAACTCGAGCGACGATCCGGATTGCACAATCGGCCAGAGGTATACATTCCCCGTTGGGAACGTACCGTCATAGTAAAGCTCTTTAGCGAACTTCGAGGTAGCGGTGCGGTCCTTCGGTAATATCCATTGCTGGCTGGGCACGATGGCCACCGGGAAACTGATACCGGAATAGCTCACCTGCGCCGCGGTTATTCGCACGGGGCGGAAGGAGAGCGGATAGACAGATGCGCCGGTGAGCGCAATCGTATCCTTACTCTCCTGATAGATCGGCACGCCTGCGGCTGACCAGTTTCCGATCATCTGGTTCAACGCGGTTAAAGCGTTATCCGATTCGGTCGCGGTTGGCGTTTCGCCCGCATCGAGAACGCGGATCAGGCGCAAAGCCGAGTTGATCAGTTCCTGCGTGGTTATCGCCATTGCGCCTCTCCTCTATTTATCGTTCTTCTTTGCTTTCGTATGTTCGACGTGTTCACCGCGCTGTTTACGTTCTTCGTCTTCGCGTTCCCGGCGCTTCTGTATCTGCTCGGCGGTCTCCGTCGGATGGAATTGCGGCCGCGGCACGTCCTGCGGGTTGATGGCCCGCATTGGGGCGTTATCGGCGTGGCAGTCCAAGCTCTGGTTTAACTGCACGTAATCGAGCGATAGCCGCCGTCCGTCGCGGATCGCCTCTGCCTTCTCCTGCAGCGTGAAGTTGCCGGTGCGGGATCGGGTCGACTGCGGATCGGTCGAGCCGTGAGGCGCATCGGCCCAGGGTCCTCCGGGAGCGTTCACCTGCGCCGCTTCCTCTTCCGGGGTGTTCACGGCAACGACATCCCCGTTGGGCGCGAACATCATCTTGGGGTAGTCCTTGTGCTGGTATTCCAGAGTCCACCCCTCGCCCAATGCTTCAAATTCCTCTTTACTGCCTACGACGCGTGGAGCTTCCGTAGCGTGATACGCATAGCGCGGCCAGAGCGTGATCTGCATCGGGCCGGCTGATGTGCTGTACGCAAATCCGGTTTGATCGAGTTGCAAGGTGCCATCAAATTCTTGGGCCATAGTCATCTCTCCTTAACTGATAATCCGGCATGCCAACTCTGGGTAAATCGCTGCCACACCGTATAAAACGTCGAGCCTCGTGGGGAAACTGTCGTCGCAGATGCTGTATTGACGAACCATGCGAACAGACACGCCCAATTGGTCGT